TAATCTCTCTTTCTGTGGAGATGGTGTGTAATCGTCATGGGTGACGTTAAAACCATGTATCGTACAGAGGAAGGAACACGCAAGCGGGTCTAGTATTACCCCGCTTGCTTGAACCCCCCCCTTGAACCCCTCTATAAATAAAGATCAATCGTTTGCTTCAAACAATGCCTCGCAATAACCCTCTTAGACATTTTTGCTTTACACTTAACAATTACGATGAAGAGGCCCTCTCCACTATCAAGCTCTTCTTTACAGAAGAAGCAAAATACTGGATCATCGGGAAAGAAGTCGGAGATGGAGGAACTCCTCATCTCCAGGGATACGCCTCACTTTCCCGACAGCGTCCTTTCAATGCTGTTCGGGATAAACTTGGCAGTAGGTGCCATATCGAAAGGGCAAGAGGTACTGCTCGACAAAATCGAGAGTATTGCTCAAAAGGTGGAGAGTTTGAAGAAGGAGGTCACCTTAATGAAGGAGGCCATGCCGGTGCAAGTCGAGACGACGTTGCTCGCTCCTTCTTGGCTTCCATCGGATCTGGAAATTCAGGAGTGGCTGAGTTCGCCGATTCCTTCCCCGGAGCGTATATGTTCACCGGACATAACTTGCTACGAAACGCTCTCTCGCTCCAACAACCAATTGATCGACCTGACGTCTCAGTCAGGTGGATCTATGGACCTCCAGGAGTGGGAAAGTCTCGAAAAGCTCATGAACTTCTCCCCTCCGCGTATGTGAAGGATCCTCGCACGAAGTGGTGGAATGGCTATTTATTGGAGAAGGAAGTTATTATTGACGATTTTGGCCCTGGCGGAATCGATATAAATCACTTGTTACGTTGGTTTGATAGGTATAAGTGTCTTGTTGAAAACAAGGGCGGTATGTTGCCGTTGCTTGCCGACACTTTCATTGTTACGTCCAATTTCCATCCGCGAGATATATTTAAATGGGGTGATGAAGTAAACCCTCAGTTGCCAGCTCTTGAGCGGCGTGTATCTTTTGAATTAATGGAATAAAATAAAGCTTGCTTTTGTCATTGCTTACGTATTAAGCGCAGCCCGACGATGGCGGTAAGTGGTCGGTCTCAAGCGAGAAAAAACATATGAAATCTCGAGATATTAGATTATAGAAATTGTTCGGCGCTTGCCGGAGGCAGGCTGTAGCTGAACTGATGGAGCCGAAGGCGACCTGGTGCCAGCGGCGAAGCCGATTGCTATAAATACCCCACCCCGTTGTTCATTCATTGCATGGCTCGCGGTATCCAAACTCGGAAGAGGTCTCGGACGTCTTCTCGTTCCAATGGTCGAACTGTGAAACGAAAGAGAACTGTTAGACGAGGACGTAAAACCAACGCCTTCACATCGCAATCAGGATCTGGTGGAGGTCTTCGTTACAAGTCCAAGAAAACTAGTAGATCGGCTTATAATAAATTACTATGGAATTCATCTACGTTATCTACGCACTACCGTTCTGTGGCTGCCCAAGTTTTAACACCTGCGACTCCCGTGTTGGCTACACAAATGACTATTGCTATAACTGCTGCATTAAGTAATGGTTCAGCATTTTGGACCACTGGTGGAGGTGCTATTAATCCAGATTCATCTAATTCTTTGCCTGTGTTTACGGGTAATATCCTTGTTAGAGGTGGACTTATGGGATTACGTCTAGCAAATACATTTGATACTACTGACGCAAATCGAAATACTCTACACGGTTCTATTATGCTTATTAGAACTACGAAGGATTGGACTCCGTCTGCAATAACTGGTGTTGTTCCTGTTGGATGGGACCCTAGTTACATACAAGATTTCAATACAAGGATAGGACATATTGTATATAAGAAGAACTTTCTACTTCGTGACGCTGATACAGCTTTAGTGGAGTATAGGCATAAGATAAGGAAATATGATCAAGCTGACTATTTCCAAACTCTTAATCAATATGTATGGGTTGTCATATGTGGTGCCGTGGACGTTAACGCTGCGCGTAACTTCACGATGACCAATTATTATAATCTCTCTTTCTGTGGAGATGGTGTGTAATCGTCATGGGTGACGTTAAAACCATGTATCGTACAGAGGAAGGAACACGCAAGCGGGTCTAGTATTACCCCGCTTGCTTGAACCCCCCCC